ATCGACGAGATGGGAAAGCCGGACCAGGTCCGCACCGTAAACGCGCCAGACGTCCCCATGATCCGCAAGGGAGACCGCGTCCACATTAAGGCCGGAACCCTGAACGGATACTACATCGTAAAGGCGATATGGCACGACGCAGCGGCCAAGACCATGTCCATGGACATAAAGCCCATGGAAGAAGCGAAACCGGCAGCAAGCACGCAGCAAAGCGCAGCACCGGCGACGGCATTCAAGACCGGAGACCTCGTCGAGATAATCAGCGCAGCAGGCGACTACTACCCAGGCAGCGTAAAAATTCCGGGATGGGTAAAGCAAGACTACTACCACACCATAACCCAGACGACCTACGGAGGGAAAGAGGTCGTAAAGGGCGGAGTGAAATGCATGCTGCTCGGGAAGAAGCAGAAAAAGAGCGGCGGCAGCTCCATAGCCGGAATCAATACATGGACGAACGTCGCCCACCTAAGAAAAGTATAAGGAGGACACGCCATGAGCGGAAGCGGCAACCCAGGAATGAGCAAGCTCGGAAAAGTCCTCCAGGAGCGAATGAAGGCGTGCGGAGAATCCCCCCTCCTGCTTGACTTCGGAGCAATCCAGAGCGACATGAGCCTGCTCACAAACACATACCCAATACCAATACCAAAAACGGACTATACCGTTTGCAGACAGCTCACGCTGGGCGCCACAGGTGCCGTTTTAACGACGACACCGACCGGAGGGATACATTCACACGGACCCAGCGGAGAACACGCACAGGAGAGCGGCTCTGGCTCCCACAGCCACATAGATGAGGGAGGTCACAGCCACAACGTGCTCATACCGGAGAAAATGAGGAAGCTGAAGCCTGGCGACCGAGTGCTCGTGGCATGGGTACAGAACGAGGCGGTCGTGGTTGATATTATTCTGCTAGCCGCGTCGATTTAAGGAGGACACGGAAATGAAAAACATAAACCAGTTATACCCCGTATTCGATGTCCCGGAACTCGTAACGACAACCGCAGCAGAAGAACAGAAATACAAAGGCAGCGTTTATTTTGATTACAGTATCGGCGACTTCAGACGCGACGGAGCAGGAAAGATGACCGTCGCAGAAGGACGAGAGGCATACGCGCAATGGTGCGTAAAAGTCGCCATGACGGAACGAATGGCGCACCTTTCCTACAACAGCGACATCGGAACAGAAATGAAAGAGGCGCTGGCGCATTCAGACATTGAGGCCGTCAAGTCTTCCATAGAGCGAACCATCACGGAGGCACTCATGGTTAACAAGGCGACCGAGTACGTCCGGAACTTTGAATTCACGAACTCCCCAGGAGAACTCAAATGCGAATTCACGGTCAAGGGCAAAGAGTGGGAAGAAATACGCCTCGCGGCCTACTACAAAACGTAAGGAGGTGAGAACATGGCAAGACCGGAGTTTATAGCACCGGCGTGGATGGAAGGGCAAGACAGCGAGACAATCCACAAAAGAATGATGGACATGCTGCCGGAGGACATCGACGACACACAGGCCGGCTTTCCTTGGGACTTTACCAAGCCAACCGCCAACGAGAAGGCGGAACTGCTCGAATTCGAGCTAATGGAAGCCATCAAGCTCATGCACCCCATGTGGGCATATGGAGAATGGCTCGACATTCACGCAGCGGAAGTAGGACTGACAAGGAAGGCGGCAAACCAGGCATCGGGAACCGTGACAGTAACCGGGATAACCGGAACAACGATCCCTGCAGGTTTTATCTTTGCAGTACCGGCAACAGGCGGAGCCGCAGCAATCGAATACGAAGTAATAACCGACACGGACATAGACCAAAGCGGCACAGCAGACATCCTGGTCAAAGCAGTAGAAGCAGGCACGAAAGGGAACGTCGCGGAGGACTCAATCGTGATCATGAAGACCCCAATCAAAGGGATAACCGGGATAACGAACCAGGCGCCGATCACCGGAGGAACAGAGGAAGAATCAGACGACGACCTCTGGCAGAGGATAGACGACGCGAACGCCGGAGCCGGTGAATCCTTCGTCGGGAACGACTCGGACTACAAGCGATGGGCAGAAGAAGTGGACGGAGTCGGTACAGCACTCGTTATACCAGAATGGCAAGGACCCGGAACGGTCAAAATCATTCTGCTTGACAGCAACGGAACGGCAGCAAACCCGACGATCATCGGGGAGGTTTACGAATACATCGTAAGCCCAGGAGACCGGATAAAGCGCAAGGCGCCGATAGGAGCCACAGTCACGGTAGACCGACCCAACGAGCTCACAATCGACTACGCGTTCACTCTGCAGCTTGAAGCTGGATATGACCCAGGAACAATAGAAACCGCGTTCAAAGCAGCAATGCTGAAATATTACGCGGAGGCCAAGGAAGAAAGCGTCGTGCGCTACACCCGAGTGGCGGCTGTTCTCACAGGCATCGACGGCGTCATAGATTACAGCAACCTAACAGTCAACGGCGGCGCGGCCAACATTCCGATAGATGACGACGAATACCCGGTAACGGGAACCGTCACGGCATCTTAAGGAGGTGGAGCGATGAATATACCAACAACCGAAACAGGCAAGCGAATGATCGCCAGCGTCTCCCCTATTTACGACAAAGCATACACCGCGAGATGGCTTTTTGAAATCATGGGGATAGAGCTGGAGGAGGCGCGAACCTACATCGAGGAACTAAGATACCAGGCTTCACCGGAGACGTCCACATGGGGACTTTTCTACTGGGAGCAGAGGTATCACATACCAACGGACGAGAACCTCCCGCTTGAAACAAGACGGCAAAAAGTAATGTCGAAGCGCTGGAAATACGCGCCCATGAACCCGGCAAGACTTGAACAATACATCACCCAGGCAAGCGGAAGGACAGCAGAGGTCAAAGAACACAACGACGAATACCGGATAGAAATCATAATCAACGGCGCTGGCTTATTTGAATACCAGAAGACAATGGAGCTGATCCGGAGGGCGAAACCGTCCCACATAGCGACGGAGATCGTCCTGGAGAGCAGCTGCGACATTCGAGTGCGGCCAGAAGTAGAGAGGTACCCCTTTCGGTCCAGAATGGCGGGAACATACCCATATCGGAATATACAAGGCAGAGCGCCGGAAGCAGGAATCACAGCGGAGCCTGGCGCTGATGGTTACGTTTTTGAAAGCAGGCTCTGCGGAATGCCTCACCAGAGGCTTTAAGAAAGGAGGAAAACCATGCTCACAGCAGCGGCAATAAACAGCTTTAAAGCACACATTGATCGCACGATCGCATACGCGAAGTACAAGATAGGAGCCACCTACTACCAAGCACCAATCCACAAGCGGGAGGTCTTATCCGACGGACGCGTCGCCGTTTACTTTACGATCAACACCACAGGCGCAGCAACAATAGCAGAGGTGCAGCTTTACGACACAAGCGGGCAGCTCTGGGCAACGAAACCGGAGAACATCGAAGTAGCCAGCGTGCAAAATGGCGTCCTTTACCGGTTCACATTTTCAATACAGGAGGTGTAAAACATGGCATACAAGCGAACTTACTGGCAGGACCACGTGACCGAATACAGCGACCGCTACAATGAAACCCAGAACCCGGACGGGACAATAACCCACACTCCGGTGGAAGGAACAGTCATTCAGCAGGGAACGCCGCAGAACGCGCAAAACTTCAACAACCTGGAGGAGGGCGTATTTGCAGCCGACCAGCTGGCGACCGAAGCGGCAAGGATGGCCAAGGTTAATGCCAGAGAACTGGACGCGGAAAAGGGAGAGAAGGTCACAGTCAACCTGACCAACAGCGCAAACTACCCTTTCAACAACAGCGTCCAAAACATCAGCATAGCGCAAAAGAAGACCAAGACGGACTACTACGTAGACGTCGAAGTGGTCAGCGTAACCGGAGGAGGTGTCGGAGATTTCAGAATTTCCGACAAGCTGCTAAATGGCTTCAAGCTCGCATTCACCGGAGCGGCAACCGCGGTAAGCGTGATTTGCCGAGTGAGAGGAGGCATATAAAATGGCCGCCCACCCAGCAATAGACACATGCGTCTGCTGCGGAGAATACGTCCCAGAAGGACGTCAGGTCTGCCATGCTTGCGAAGCCAACGCAACCAAAAAGGAAGGAGAGGACTATGGCAAACATCATAATCAAGTCGGAAGACAGAAAAAAACGGGAGGCATTCGTCGCCCGTTCATTTGGCGCAAACATGCAAAGCAAAGAACACCGTGAGCACGTCGAGTGCATAGCGGCCAGAACACAGCAAGCACATAGCGAATTAAAAAGAATGGAGGAGCGTAAAAAATGATCATCATTTACAAAACACCGGAAGCAGAGACCAACCACATCGACCACAGCAAGCGCGGAGACAAGCTCACGCTGGGAGACGACGAGCTCACCCTGAACCTTTCCAAGTACGAGCAGGACGATCCGAAGCACATCGACATCTGCTTTGATGCCACCGGCTGCCTCGTGGTAGGAACGGCCACCGGCAGGAAGTACGTCGCGGAGATTGATATCCCCGCACGCAGATACACCGAGGAAGCCTCCGGGGAGGAAACAACCAGGGAGCCGGTAGACTTCGACATAAACCTATGCACGCTCACGCTATGGGCGGTCGATTAAGAAAAGGAGGATAACACACAATGAGCAATTTCGATGATTTCAAACTTTCCGTCGAGGCATTAAGCGGCGGAAGCAACACAGTCAAGCTGGACGACATCGGCATGCCAAGCGTCATGTTCGTTTTGCCGAAATACCTAAGCAGCCAGCTGAACAACACGCTGGGAGCGACAGTCCACCCCGCGTGGAAGCTAAACAACGCGGAGAAGGATAAGGTTTATATTTCAAAATACCAGAACATCATCGTAAACAGCAGGGCTTACTCCCTGCCAATGCAGGACCCGGCGGCGAGTATCAACTTTGACAATGCGCTGGCGGCGTGCAGAGCCAAAGGTGAATACTGGGGACTTACCCCGATGGCTTTATGGGGAGCAATCGCCCTGTGGTGCAAGACCAACGGCACCATGCCAAGAGGCAATAACAACTACGGAGCAGACACAGGTTACCCGCATGAAAGAGGCGTGCCTTCGTATTCGAGCGGCGGACAAACAAACAGAACCGCCACGGGCTCCGGACCAAACAGCTGGAACCACAACAACGCGCCGGACGGTATCGCAGACCTGAACGGAAACGTGAGCGAGTGGTGCGCAGGTTTCCGAGTAGTAGCCGGAGAGATACAGATCATCCCAGACGCAGACTGCATGCTTTCAACAAGCGACATGAGCGCAAGCAGCACCCACTGGAAAGCAATCCTTCAGGATGGCACACTGGTAGCTCCCGGAGAGGCCAACACGCTAAAATACGACTACGTAGCAAGCAAATGGCAACTGGCAACCACGATAACGGACCAAGCAGATAGCAACCGCAGCTGCGCGTTTAAGGACATGCAAAATGGCGGCCTCACGGTTCCGCAGATTTTGAAAGAGCTTGCCGTATTCCCGGCAGACGGAAGCGGTTACAACACCGAGTCGTTCTACCTGAACAACGGCGCCGGGCTTGAGCGTTTCCCGGTTCGCGGCGGCTACTGGGTCGC